ACCGACATCCTTAATCCTAGAGGTTAATGGGGATAATGTTAGCAAAGAGAACTCAGTAGAGACTCAAAAGTATATTGAGCAACTTCTGGAATCTGACTACAAGTCTTTCTTGGCTGCAATCGTATTCGGACAACACACAGACATTAGTTTCCTTGAGTGCTCCCCAGAAGAGAAGAGGTCCATCATACGGAATTGTTTTAATCTGGATGACCTATTCACAAAGAGAAACATTGTAAAAGAGTTAAAATCAGCTTATACAGCAGAGCTAAAAGTTCTGTCAACAATCTACAATTCAACTAAAACAGAACTTGACGAAGCGGCAAAGAAGCTCCCAAGTAATAAGTACAAGTATATAGAACTTCCGTCTTTAAATGATATTCTTCAAGCAGAGAGGAAGGTTGTAGCTTTAAAGCAGCAAACAGCTTCTCTGACTGAAGAAATTAGCAAGAAGAAGAAGGAAATCCAAAAGCTAAATCAGGGCATTAATAAAGGTGTATTTGAAGAACCATCTGAATGTCCGATTTGTAAGTCCAACTATTTAACTTCTCAAACCGAAGATCAGTTAAATCATCTAATAGTTGAAAGAGACAATTTAGAATGCTCACTTTCCTCGTTGATAGAGCAGTCAAATTCCCTTTCTAAGGAATTAGAGTCAGCAAAGCCTAAGTTTTCATCTTTAGAGTGGGCTAAGTACAACGAGAAGAACAACCTAATTCTTCAAGCCCAAGCCAACATAGATAAGCACGATGAGCTAGACAGGAAGGCAAAGTCCCTATCATCACAAATAAATTCTTTAGAAAAAAGAATAGATGTGATGAAATTTTGGGAAAAAGCATTTAGTGAGCAAGGGATGATAAAATATGTAATCAGGACTATCCTTGATTACTTTAACCTTAAGTGCAACGAGTTCCTTTCGCTCCTAACAGGAAATCAGTTTAAGATTGAATTTACAGATGAGCTAATTGAGTCCATTAGCGTTAACGGGGTCGATACCAAGTATATTTCTTTATCTGGAGGTGAGAAAAAGCGGGTCAACCTGAGTATAATGCTAGCTCTACAGGACTTAAGCTCCAAGATCTCTAAGGTTAATTGTAACCTAATAATCTTTGACGAAGTTTCAGATAATATAGACAATCTCGGCATTGAGGCTATACATAGTTTACTGAATACATTTAAAATTCAGTATCCAGACAAGGTAGTATTACTAATAACTCACAACAATTATTTAACTTCATTGTTTAGTGAGTCTCAAGAAATTAAAGTTATAAAGCAAAAAGGAATAAGTAGATTACATGGCAATTAAGCAGTTAAGTGAACTCGGACAGAAGATTTTCGACCAGAGATACTCATATCCTGGCGAAAAGGATTACTCAGATCGTTGCAAGGCAATGGCAAAGCACGTTGCATCTTGTGAGAGTGAGGAAGAGAAGGAAAAGTGGTATGGAAGATTCTATGAATCTCTAAATTCAGGAGATCTAGTCCCAGGTGGTAGAATCATTTATGGGTCAGGGCGTAACAAGCAGAACCTACTAAATTGCTACGCTATTGAGCCTGAGGATAGCGTAGAATCTATTGGCAAAGTGCTAATGGATATGTATAAGATCTCATGTGGAGGTGGTGGCATCGGCTTCAACTTCTCCAAGATCCGTCCAAAGGGTGATGATATCGGTAACGTCCGTAATTCAGCCCCAGGCTCGGTTTCTGTCATGAAGATGGTTAACGAAGTCGGGAATCACGTTAAGGCAGGAAAGAACCGTAGAACCGCTCTAATGGCAGAGCTAAATGTAGACCACCCAGATCTACTTGAATTCCTGCACGTTAAGCTGGATCTCGCCCAGTTAACAAACTTCAACATTTCAGTAGCTATTACTGACCAATTCATTGAAGCTTGTGAGACCGGGAAGGACTGGACCTTCTCCTTTAATAACAGAACCTATAGCGTCTACCAAGCTGATAGAACTTCACCAAATGGTAATGTTGAAGTAATCAACATCGTAGCACTATCAGAAGAGGATGCAGTCTCAAGAGGCAAGAACCACTACTTGTTCCACCCAGACGATCAATTCCTCAACGTACAAAAGGTTTCTTTGAAGGCTATTGACCTTTGGAACCGCCTATGGAAGAATGCTGTCGAGTCAGGTGATCCAGGCATTTTCAACCTATCACTTACCAACAGATACACCAACATGAGTTACTTCCTCAAGATGAATCAAACCAATCCATGCGGTGAGATTCCTCTTGACAGCTACGCCAACTGCTGCTTAGGTCACATCAACCTAGCAAATATGTTGGAGCCTGATAACTCAGATGTGGATTGGAAGCGTCTAGCCCGTACCATTCGTGCTGGTGTGCGTTTCTTGGACAACGTATTAACCGTCAATCACTATCCAATTCCTGAATGCAAGACTGCTGGTGAGCGTTCAAGAAGAATTGGTCTAGGTACTCTTGGTCTCCACCATATGTTAATCAAGCTTGGTATCAAGTACGGTTCAGAGAAGTGCTTGGAGTTCTTGGATCGTCTATACGCTACAATTCGTGATGAGGCTTACCTTGCCTCAATGTACATTGCACGCGAGAAGGGCAGCTTCCCTGAATTCGATTCAAAGAAGTTCCTCGCCGAAGAGTTCGCTAAGACTCTTCCAGCAAGAATTAGAATGCTCATCAAGGAGAATGGTATCCGTAATGCAGTAATGCTTACTGCCGCGCCAACTGGAACAACCAGTTTAATTCACTCCACGTCAACTGGGATTGAGCCGATCTTTTCCCCAATGTATAAACGTCGTTACCGCGAGGGGAATACATGGAGAGAGGCAATAGTTCTAGACCCATTATTCAAGGAATGCTTAGAGAAGGGTGAGGACGTTACAAAGATTGTTGGGGCTTATGATATTACGCCTGAGCAACACATGGCTGTACAAGCGGTAATTCAGCGTCACATTGATAACGCTATAAGCAAGACTATAAATTTACCTAATAACGCAAACCATGAAGAGATTGCTAGGATGGCATTAAAGTTTGCACCATACTTAAAAGGTATGACAATTTATCGCGCAGGAAGTAAGGGCCAAGAACCTTTGGAGGCGATTCCTACAACTCAAGAAAATATTGATAAGTTTGCTGTACCGATGCTAAATAGTAACGCAAGAACTGAGGTGAGTGCTCCTGCTTGCAGGATAGGGGACGGTACTTGCGGAGATTAAATTGAGGCCAACGAATTTTATAGATCACTCAGGTACAAAGAAGGGATTTGTAGAGGTGCTAGAGTACATAGGTAATCAAAAATGGGATTGCCTATGTACTAAGTGCCAAAAGAAATTTACTAAGAATTCGAGATTAGTAAAGAATCTGCATAATTATTCAATGTGCAAAGAGTGCTCTTTAAAAGTTGAAAATTGGTCACCAATTAAATTAAATTCAGCAAAAAATAAAGGCCGCAGGCTTACACATAATAAGAAATATTCTGGTACAAAAAATATAAGTGGCCATCAACTTGCACATATACGGTCACACGCCAAATCAAGAAACATTAAGTTTAGCGAAGAGGTGACTTGCGAGTACCTCCAGAAGTTATTAGAAGACCAAAAATTTAAGTGTGCTTTAACTGGTTTGAGTATTAGCCATAGCCCCTATAATAATGACTATTATCGTAAACGTAGGATTACTGTTGAACATAATACTGCTTCATTAGATCGCATAAATTCATCAAAAGGGTACGAAGTAGGTAACTTACATTGGGTTCATAAAGATGTTCAAAAAATGAAATGGAATTTAAGTATGAGTAGATTTATAGAGCTATGTAATTTAATAATAGATAATAATTTATGAGCTACCACCAATATTATTGCGATAAGTGTGAAACTGAAATCGAGATTAAGATCTACTCCCTTGACGGGGAGTGGATCTTGGTTGAAGAATTAACACCCGAAGAAATCGCAAAGCTCCCTGAGGATGTAGATCCTAGATTTCTAGATAAAGAAACCAAACTAAAAGATATCCCATCGTTTGTGAAGTGCCCTGGCTGTGGCAACAAAAAGTGTGGTAAAATTATCCACGATGTTGTTGCTAGAATTAAGGGAAACTCGGCACAAAACCGAAGTCGTGAGCGAGATTTCATGGCCAATGGGTATAATAAGGAGCAGGCTCACAAGTTCTACAAGGAATCTATGGAAGCTTCTAAAGAAAGAATGAAGACCATGGGTGAGGTATACAAGCCTGTAGCAGTAAATCCACAAGAGTTAGTAAAGCAAGGTCAAGCCAAAAAACTGTCGGATAAAGAAAAAGCACAAAAAATCGAAATCGGCAAGAAAGTACAACAAGAAGTCGCCAAACACAGAAAACCAAAATGAGTTACCAACTATCAGACAATATTCAAAAGGGATGCCTCTATCTTTTGAAGCACGATCTTGAGTTCTTCTCACAGATTGTTGCAATTGTCAAGCAGGATTACTTTGATTTCCCATCCTACCAAACAATCTTCCGTGGTATCAAAGAATACTACGAAAAGTATGGTAATCTACCATCTGATGCTGCTCTAGTAGAATTCATCAAGTTCACTCGTCCAGATAACCAAAAGGACGATAATGACTATGAAGAAGATTTGATTCATATCAATGAGATGGACCGTGATATCTTTAACCATAAAGAGTTTATCATGGATCTTATTGAAGACTTCGCAAAGAAGGGGGCAATGACCGAAGCCATTAAGAAGTCGGTCACACTCCTAAAGGAAGAGAAGTTTGGTGAGATTGAGCAGCTTATTAAGGATGCTCTTCTAGTAACCAGAACTGTAGAAGTAGGTCAAGACTACTTCGCAGAGGTTAAGGATCGTGTACACAGAATGTTTCAGAATAAAGCTGAAGCAAAGATGCGTACAGTATTCCCGACTTTTGACCGTCATCTTGAAGGTGGATTGTCGGCTAAGGAACTTGCAATCGTTATTGCTCCCCCTGGCGTAGGAAAGTCTTTGTACCTTGTAAACCAGGGAGCTAAGGCAATCATGGAGGGCAAGAACGTCCTTTACATTTCCTTGGAAATGTCTGAGGACAAGATCGGCAACCGATTTGACTCAGTACTGACACTACTAAAGAACAGCAACCTAAAGGAGCCTGCTACTCAACTTAAGCTGCACCAGCGTCTAAACCTTATCCAAGAAAAGACCCCTGGAAGGCTTATCATCAAGGAGTTCCCAACTGGTACTGCAAATGTGCATAGCATTAGAGCACTTTTGGTACAATTGAACCTCCACAAGAACTTTAAGCCAGATCTTATTATTGTAGATTATCTTGAACTTCTGCGCCCAAATCGTATAATCGACGCTGAGTACATGGCCCAGCAACGTATTGCAGAGGAGCTAAGAGGCTTGGCATCAGAGATGAAAGTCCTAGTGTGGACCGCATCACAAACGAACCGTCAAGCAAGAAAGGTAAGCATTATTACTGACGCAGAGTTAGGTGACTCATATGGCAAGATTCGTCCTGCTGATTGGGTAATCTCATTGAATCAAAACCAAGAAGAATACGATAAGGGTCAGATGAGAGTTTATGTCGTAAAGGCAAGAGACTCTAAGCAACACTACCTGATCCCTGTATCGGTGGATTACTCAACATTAAGAATGGAGGAGCCTAGTGAAGAAGCGTCAGCCAACGAAGATTGAACCGTTCCCTTTTGTTCATAATAAGTCCCATATCTACAACTCATTAGTTGATGGTGGATATGGGCAAGTTAACTGTGGTTGGAAGAAGTTCACATTTGAACTTCATTCAAACCTCATTCATGACTCAATAAAAGTAGATGGGCTAACTGAGTTTGATACTAATCTCATTAAGCTTGAGATGTCGTTATCAAATGAAGAAGCCAAGGAGACTATACTACATGAGATCATGCATTGTGTGTTGGAAGGTATAGGATTAGACGAGAGAAACTTTGGTGGTGTTCAAATAGGCACTACCAATGAGTTCTTGGTGACTTCAATCTCAAGGCATATGGTCCTTTTAGATATTCTAAATCCTGGGCTTTTTTCACTTATTTTTAGCAAGAAGTGACTATAATAGGTCCATGTTCCAACCACTTCTAACAGCAGGCCAGCTACAAGATCTTGATATTGAAAAGTATCAAAGTATAGTATCAAAACTTGCTATTATTGATAGGGAAAGTATTGATGATGAGCTAGCCACAGTAGCCGTAGTATTTTCGTATTACTACGGACTACTAGTGCGTTCCAAGAGAATCCTAGATGACTCAAAGACTCGTCTAGACCATTGGAAGGCAAAGCTCGGAGTCGATTCTAGATCGACAGCAGATAAGAAGTTGACCGCAAAGAACTTGGAGGACATTATCATGGCTAATGATGACATTTCCTCCCTAACTACTGACATAGACCGGAATGAGGAGATCTACTCCTACATGAAGGGAATCTGCTCAACTTTAGAGCAGAGAAAGGATATGCTTGTCCAACTCTCCGCGAACAAGAGACAGGAAACCAAGCTTTACAACTGATGTTCGCAAGTCAAAAAACTAGACAAAAAGAGAAATAAACATGGTAACACTAGCAGAACTACGTCAAAAGCATCAAAAACTAATCGAAGGAAACAACAGCCAGAAGAGCGAAGGGGGTAGCGATTTCGCAACTCTCCAAGCTGGCGATAACTGGATTCGTATTCTTCCCGGTAAGGAGGAAGAACTGGAATTCTTCTCTGAGAGCGCAGTCCACAAGTTTCAGAACGATGAGGGCAAGTGGCAGAACTATCAATGCCGCAAGAGCCAGCATGAATCGTGCCCAATGTGCGACTACTATTTCGACCTCTGGAAGCGTCACAAGGAATTGAAGCTTCCCAAGGGTGAGAAGAGCAAGTTCGGGGATATGGCTACAATGATTAAGCCAAAGCCTCGCTTCTATGTTCGTGCCGTGATTCGTGCCCTGCAAGCAGCAGGAGAATCACCAGTCAAGTACATCGCAATGTCGAAGGAACTCTTTGACCGTGTGATGGCAGCAGTCACTAACCCAGACTTGACGGACGATAGCGATCCAGACAACACTACTATCATCTCATTGGAGCGTGGAAACGATTTCAATGTGAGAATCACCAAGAAGGGTGAGTATAACTCATTCGTCGAATCGGAACCCAAGATCAAGAAGACCAAGGCAGGAACTCCTCAAGAAATGCTTGCATGGATGGAAAGCCCTTTGGACATTCGTACCTTGGTTAAGATCGGCGACTACGAAGACGGCAAGAAGTTCGTTATGAATCTCGATGCTCGTCTTATGGGTGTAAGCACTCCTTCTTCGGAAGACAAACCACCATTCGATGTGGATGATAGCGACGATAAGTTTAAGAGAGGACTAAAGGTATGATGAAAGATAAGATTTCAAGATATTTAATCGGAGGGATTATAGGTCTATTCCTAATTCTCTCCGCAGCTTCCTGCACATTCATTGAATCAATGTTTGCAGATAAGCTGGTAACAACTCTGGACAACGTAAAGCCAGAGTATCACAGCGTAGCAGTACAAGCTCCAGTCGAAGGTATTGTACCAAAGGAAACTTTGGAGAAGCTAAAGACAGAGGGTAAGATTCCTGTAATCGTACCTGAGTCTGGAGTAATTCAACGTAATATTGCAATCGCAATTCAAAAGCCAGATTCAGACTTTTGGGGGGATTTGGCTGGGCTAGGTCTATCGGTTG